AGGATCGCGGGCTTGCGTTGCGCGGTTGGTACTTCTCGGATAAGCGCACCATCAGCGACGAAGAAATGGACGCCTGCCAGCGCATGGGCGTCAACCCCTACGCCAGCGAATTCGGCTTTAACCTTTGCACGTCCGAGCAGGTGAATGAAGCCCGCGCGGCGTTTGTCGGCAAACTGAACACCCGCGCACTCAGCACGCACATCGGCACTTCGGGCGCGTTCACCTACGGCGATGCCTTTGTGAACTCGCTGGAAACCGCAATGCTGCACTTCGGCGGAATGCGCCAAGTTGCGGACATCATCCGTACCGATAGCGGCAACACGCTGCAATACCCGACCGCGAACGACACGAGCAACACCGGCGAAATTATCGCGGAAAGCACGGAAGTCAGCGCGGCCGACCCGACGTTTGGCGCCGTGAACCTGTACGCGCACAAGTACAGCTCAAAACTCGTGAAGGTGCCCGTTGAACTGCTGGAAGATTCGGCCTTCAATATCCCGGTGATTCTCGGCGGGATGCTTGGCGAGCGCCTCGGCCGCATCACAAACACGCACTTCACGACAGGCGACGGCGCAGCGAAACCGCGCGGCATCACCACAATGAGCACGGCGGGCAAAACCACGGCGAGCGCGACCGCGATCACGATGGACGAAGTAATCGATCTGATTCACTCCGTCGATGTCGCCTACCGCACCTCGGGTTGCTCGTTCATGTTCAAGGACACCACGCTCCAGCTTCTGCGCAAGCTGAAAGACGGACAGGGGCAGTACCTCTGGACGGCTGGAACGCAGTCGGGCGAAGTGGATCGCATCTGGGGCTTCCCGTACACGATCAACAACGACATGCCCGCCGCGACGACCGGACTCAAGTCGATGGTCTTCGGCCAACTCAACAAATACAAGATTCGCGAAGTGCGGTCTATTCGCCTACGCCGTCTTGTTGAGCGGTATGCCGAAGTTGATCAGGAAGGTTTTGTGGCCTTCGCGCGCTATGACGGCGTGCTGGTTGACGCAGGTGTCGCACCCGTCAAACACATGTTGCAGGCGTAATCATGCGCGTGATTCTCGATACGGAGCGCGCAAGCCTCGGCGGAATTCAGCGAATCGGCGAAACAGTCGATTTGCCGGATAGCGAAGCGCGCGCTCTTGTCGAAGACAACCAAGCGCACTTAGAAACAACGATGCACGAACAGAAACGAGAAAAGGCGGTCGCGCGCGGCGCGATTCGCGGGAGATAGAACATGGTTGGATTGTTTTCTGAAAACGTGAAGATTCTGAAAATTCAGGATCACACGACGGCCGCAACCTCTGCGGTTACATCGGACGCCATCGACACGCAGGGCTACGGCGGGGTATTCATCCTGTCGAGTTTCGGTACTGCGGCATCGGGCAACACGGTGAAGGCGCAATACAGCGACGACGACGCCGTAACGGACGCATACAGTGATGTGGTTGGAACCTCGACCACGAGCGGCACTTCCGACGAGGACGTGTGGATTGAAATCAAGCGGCCCGCAAAGCGCTACGTGAAGGCGGTTTTCGCGCGCGGCACATCTTCCACGCTCGAAAGCGTGTGGGCGATTCTCTACAACCCGACGAACGTCCCGGTTGACAACACGACCAGCGGCACGATTGCGGGTGAGGCGCACGTACAGCCTGCCGAAGGCACCGCGTAAACTGAACGATTGAACCTGCCGGGGCGGTAACACGCCCCGGCTTTTAAGGAGTTTGCTAAATGGCAGACGCAAGCTACACAACCGGATTCTACGTCAAGCAGGGCGGCAACGATGCGGTCGTCGCGTCCGGGGGAACCCTTGACATCGAATCTGGCGGCGCATTGAAGATTGCAGGAACCTCAATAGCGGCGACGGCAGCGGAAATCAATAACGCTGCGGACGTATCCGCGCGCGTACAAGCGCTGACCGCTTCGGGCGCAGTGACGGCAGGTGTCCAGTGCGTCGAGCTCAATCACGCATCCGTCGTGGTTGCCGCAACAATTGCGAGCGCGGTAAATCACCCTGGCCTATTCGTTGTCAAAGACACGAGCGCGACAGGCACCGCGGCGCACACGTTGACGCTTACCGCGGGCACGTTCAACGGCACAAACAACGTCGCAACGCTCAACGCGCTCAACGAATGCCTTGTTGTGTATTTCGACAGCGCGGGCAACGGAACCATCATTGAAAACGTCGGCGCTGTGGCGTTGAGCTAAACCGATGCACGTTAAACGGCACACGGTTTCAATCACAACCGACAGTTCGGGCGATGCAACTGTTTACACGGATGTAATCGACTACGGCGAGATCAAGCAAATCCGCTATGCAAAGACGGATTTTGCCGATGGTGTGGATTTCGTCGTGAGCCTAGAAAACACCGGCGTCATTGTGTGGGACGAGGACGATGTGAACGCATCTGGCACACGATGCCCGCAGCAAGCCACACATCTCAACACGACCGGCGCGGCGGCGCTATATGCGGGCGGCGGTTCTGCCGTACTGCGCCCGGTAGTTGTCGCTGGCGAGCGTATCAAGGTTGTGGTTGCAGCCGGCGGCGATACCAAGACGGGAACCGTGTACATCTGGATCGGCGGCTAATGAAAAAGGTGCAGGAAATGAATGACATCGAAATCGAAACGGGCAACGCACCCATAGTGGAAGACTTCACGCCAGAGCCTATGGCTGCGCCGGAAGTGTTGGCGTTGCAAAAGGTGTCTGCGCTCAGCAAGACGATCGAGAGCGACATTGATGGCATCTTCGATAGGGCTGTTGCCGCACTGGACCGCGTGAAGGCGCATCTGGAATACACGCTTGCGGCATACCAGAAAGAAGCGGCCGACATTCTCGATGATGCCACGCGCGATATAAACCAGATCAAGCCGCGCATAGACGACCTGCGGAATAAGGCGCGACGAGCACGCAGCGGCGAGGTGTAGCGCGTGCCGAACGCTTACGCGACACTCGCTGACATCAAAAACGAGTTGGGCGAAACGTCTACGGACGCCACGCGCGACGCGATTTTACTGCGCATGCTGGAACGCGCGAGCCGCGAGGCAGACCAATACTGCCTGCGGCATTTCTTCGTTATGAGCGCTACCCGCTATTTCGACGTGGTCGATACGTGCAAACTCTTCATTGACGACTGCCTGAGCCTTTCCGCGCTTACGAGCGATAGTGAAGGCGATGGCACATTCGACGGGACTACGTTTACCCAGGGCGACGAAGGCGATTACGTGTTCTGGCCGTACAACGAATGGCCGAAACTTGCGCTTATGCCGGCATCGATCCCGGACTATTTCTTTTGCCGCGGCGAGAAGATTCTGAAAGCCGTGGGCCTTTGGGGATACGGCGACGGGGGAAGCGCGACACCGTATCGAAGCAGCGGATTGACGGGGACCGTGGCGACGACCACGGGCACCACGCTGACCGCAAGTGCCGATGCGAGCGCCGTCGTTTATCCAGGCCAAACCATTTTGATCGGCACCGAACAGATGTATGTGTCTGCGGTATCAACCACGAGCATCACGGTCGAGCGCGGCGTAAACGGCACCACTGCGGCGGCGCAAAACGCGGCCGCATTTTATATCTATAAGTACCCACTTGAAGTTGAAACCTACGTGCTCGAATGCGCGAAGGACGCCTACCTGACGCGCAAGCTCGGTGATATGCAAATGGAAATGATCGGGCAGTATCAGTATCAGCGCGCGGGCGCAAAGTTGACCGAATACCGCACCGATGAATTGCTCGGCAAGTACAGGCGGATGGTCGCATGAGCTTTGACAGCCTCTTAAATCAAACATGTTCCAGCACACGCGCGACGACGGCGGGCCAAGGCGCAAGCGGGCGACAAAAGACTACGCGCACAGCGGTACTCACGAATGAGCCATGCCGACTGCAATCGTTGACCGCAACGGAACTTATCGGCGACCGCACGACGGCGGTAGAAAAACTCGTGTTGTTTCTTCGCCGTAGCGCGGACATATCGGCGGACGACCAAGTCACGGTAAACGGGCAGGTCTACGAAGTGAAGTATCCGCGCGATGGCGGCGGGGCTATGCACCATTGGGAATGTGACGTGAAATTGGTGGTCGCGTAATGGGATTCACGACGGACAATATCAATCTTACCAGCGGTGGATTCCAGGTCAAGGTCGTTTTCAAAACGATGGAGGCTGAGGAATTCATCAAGAAGGTGCGCGCGGCCGTTGCGCCCGAGATGGAAGACACGGCTAATACCATCGTTTCCGACGCATCCGCGAATACGCCGGTAGGCGATAACAACGATCCGCGCGTACTTTCCGAATCTATCAAGCAAAAGCAAAACAAGCGCGGCGTCGGCTTCAAGATTCGCACGAACACGAAAAAAGGCGCGGGCCGCACGGGGTACGGCGCCGATATCGAATTCGGCGACTCGCGCATTGCCGCGCAGCCGTTTCTCTATCCCGCATATGACCGCGCAATGAATGGGCTACTTGGGCGATTGCGAGACGTTTTATGATCGACCGCCTACGCATACTCGGCGAATATCTGCGCACGAGCGTATCGAGTCCCGCGACAACCACGCTTAACGGCGCGATCACGGCGGCGACGCTTTCCATCACGCTTACGAGCGGAGCGGCCTTCGCCGGATATGACGCCCCACTTGTTTTGAAGATTGATAGCGAATACGTCATCGGCGCGCGCAGCGGCAACACATTCACCGTCGATCTTGGGTGTCGCGGCGCGCTTGGCAGCACAGCGGCGACACACAGCGACGGCGCAACCGTGAGCCTTGCGAACCTCTACATGGTCGCCGGGTCCGCACTGTGGCCCGATAAGTTGCCGATTGATTTTAACTGCACGCCCGCGATTCTCTACAGCGTTCGCGGCGGCCCTGGCGCGGACACGCTCGTACCGGCATCCGATCTGTCCGTGCAGTTTTTCACTTACGGCCCCACATACGACGACGCCGTTGCGCTTGACCGTCTTCTATTCGATCGACTTCACGGCACCACCACGACCAACACGGCAAGCGGCTGCATTCTTCACGCGCACCAGGAAGTAGAACCGCAAAACGCAACCGAACCAGATACCGAATGGCCGCGCGTGTTCACCGCGTACAGCATCGGACTAAGGAGCATATAGATGGCGACAGCACTGACACCGAGGCGCGTCACGCGCGCGGGCCTGCAATTCCGCGCTGCGGATTTGGTTGCAGAGGACGGCACCGGCAACACATTTGTCAATGACGGAAACATGTGGATTGTCGTGCGCAATGACGGCGCGGCTACAGATGTGGTGGTAACGATTACAACGACAAAAACCGTCGATGGACTTGCGGTTTCAGATCGCACGCTCACGGCAATGGCGGCGAATGATTTCATCATCATCGCGCCGCTCGACGTGGATACCTATGGATCGACTGTAACGATCACATGGGCAGGAACACTAACCGATGTGACGGTAGGCGTCTTCTACCGATAGGGAGTTGAACAATGGCGATTGGCGTAGACACAGCGGCAGTGGTCGTCGGTTGCGGTATCCCGTACCGCGCAACCGAAGGAACGGCGCTGCCCACGATTACCGGCACGCTCGGCGGATCGATTACGTGGACGAACTTTACGAAGATCGGCTACACGGAAAACGATTTCGAGATCAACATCGAAACCGTGTACGACGAATTCAAGCCCGCCGGCGAAATTTCCGAGATGCTCGACAACATGACCGTCAAGCGCATCTCGGGCAAGTTCATGTTGTCGCAGTCGGATGCCGACGCATTCAGCGCGGCGCTTGCGTCGTCTTCCATTTCTTCTGCGGTAGTGAGTGACGGCGGCGTCACGCAGCCCACGTACTACGCGCTGGCAATTCAGACCAAATTGATGGTCTACCACATCAAGCGCGTGCTTTTTAACATCGAAGATGCGATCAAGCCCGACGACGAAAAGCGGCTGATTGTCCCGGTTTCCTTCAAGGGACGCATTCGCACAGCAGACACGGCAGGCCAACAGTTGTACCAGTTCCATGAAAGAACCGCGTAATGGACATCACGCAAACCGACGCAGAGATGGCGAGCAACGAACCGATTGAAGTCTTCTCGCTACCGGATGGCGGCAAGTCGATCAAGTACAAGATTCGCGCATTGCCGATCTCGAAAGCCGATGCGTGGATGGAAAAGGCGAACGAAGTCGAAGCGTTACAAGCAGCGGTCAAGGATGCGCAGAAGGGCACGGACCGCGCTGCGCTTGCGGCCGCGCGGAAAGCCTACAGCGAAGCGGTATACGAGTGCGTGTCCACATACCCGATTGCGCCAGAACCACCACAGGAACTTCACGACTGCATCACGCCCACGCAGATGGGACGCGCGTTCACGATCATGCAAATGGTGAACGACCCTTTCGTATCAGCAGAACTTGCGCAACTGAACGTGCAAAAGCAAATGCTCAAGGGTCTGCCGTTGAAGATGATGGAGAAGATTCCGCAGCGAGTGATCGATCAGCACTTAAATACGAATGGAAGCACCCGCGACTCGTAACGATCTTTAGTGTCGCGAAGGCGCTGCAACTTGACCCGTGGGTGTTGCGCGATACGTGGACGATTCCGCAGTTGTGGATGGCAACGCGCACGTTGAGCGATTTGGGCAGGTACGAAGACGCGCAGATTAAGAAGGCGCACCGGAAACCGAACCGCGGCGCGACGCCCGACAACGTGACGCGATTGAATGAACGGCAACTCAAAAGCCGTCCCGACTTGATGCAGGGGTAGCGATGGCTATTTCACTTGGTGACGCAGTAGTTACATTCCGAGCGGACTTGACCGACTTGAACAAGTCGATCAAGACGGCTACGAGCGCAATGAAAAAAGACTTCGGCGCGTTGATGGACGTATCGAAACAGATAGGCACTGCGTTCACGTTGATGGGCGGGGCGATTGTCGGCGGACTTGGCCTTGCTGTGCGCGAGTCGATGGCCGCAGAAGATTCCCTAGCGCAACTAAAAGCGGTTGTGGAATCGACCGGCGGCGCTGCGGGAATGACAGTCGATGAATTGAATTCATTAGCTGAAAGCCTATCCAAAAGCACTACATTTTCTGATGACGCAATCGTTTCTGGTGAAGCATTGCTTTTAACATTCACCAATATAGGGAAAGAAGTATTTCCACTTGCCACGACGGCCATGCTTGATATGTCGCAAGCGATGGGGCAAGACCTAAAGAGTAGCGCAGTTCAAATTGGCAAGGCCATCAACGATCCGATAAATGGGCTTACTGCGCTAACTCGTGTGGGTGTGACATTTACAGATCAACAAAAGGAACAAATCAGAACACTTCAAGAGTCCGGGAATGTCATGGGTGCGCAAAAGATAATTCTCGCTGAGCTTGCGCGAGAATTTGGGGGTAGCGCGGCTGCGGCGGCGGGAACATTAAGCGGGCAACTAACCATTCTAAAAAATGATTTTGGAAATTTGCTTGAAGACATCGCAAACGCACTAACAGGCGGCGGCGGGTTTCAAGGGCTTATTGCACAAATTCGCGGCGTTGTATCGACGATGCGCGAATGGATTAATGCGCATCCAGTCTTAACAAGCTGGATTGTCAAAATCGGGGCTGCTGTCGGTGGTTTAATGTTTGTGCTCGGCCCACTTCTGATCGCGCTGCCATCACTTGTGATGGCTTTTACCGCGATCGGTCCAGCGGCGGCGGCGGTCGGTGCCGCTATTGCAGGAATAAGCATACCCGCTATTGCAATCGGCGCGGCAATCATCGCGCTCGTCGTGGCGGCATGGTATCTCTACAACAATTGGGACGAAGTTGTCGCCTACCTAAAAGACTTGTGGGAGGACTTCAAGGAATACATTGCGCGCACATTGCAACAGTTGGGCGGCGCGATTATGGACGCGATGGAATACATCGCGTGGGCGTTTATGCACCCGTGGGACGCCGTGACGCAAGCATGGGACGCGGCAAAAGATTATTTCTATTCGTGGTGGCAAACCATCATGGGTTGGTTCCAGGCCGGTTGGGATTTTGTTGCCGGTATCGTCGCTAAAATTGCAGGCGCGATCGACTGGGTAGGTCAACAGGTCGGCATCGGCATGGCGGATGCGGCCGGAGGCCCGCCGGCGTTTGCGAGCGGCGGCACTATGCAGCGCAGCGGCATGGCAATCGTCGGCGAGCAGGGCCCGGAACTTGTACACCTTCCCGCGGGCGCGCGCGTATACAGCAATAGCGAATCGCAGAAGATGATGGGCGGCGGCGGATTGAACGTGCAAGGCCCGCTCGTTGGTTCGATTCAGGTTTCGGGCGTCAACGATCCACGCGCGGTTGCTGAACAGATCGGCACGATGCTCGAACGCGCGATCCAGAACAAGCTCGCCAAGCGCGGGCTACGATTGCAGCACGCCTAATGTCGCAATCCATGCACTACAACGGCACGGACCTGAGCGGGTCTACCTACGGGCTAACAGTGCTGGAAGATTCCTTTCCGCTTATGGGTCAACCGCAGACCGATGTACAGGGGATTGCGCAATGGTACGGCGGCGTGTCGCGGTGTCCGGGTTTCGGCCCGCTCGTGATACCTGTTTCCTGCGTGGTGACGGGCAGCAGCGCGAGCGATCTAATGAGCAAATTGGATGCGCTGAAATATCTACTCAATCCAAAGAACGGAGAGAAGTCGCTGCGCTTTGATTGGCTTTCCGGCCGCTATTGGCTGGCAGTACTTTCCAACCCCGGCGCGCTGAGTGCGGTCGGTGTGACGTGGAAAAAATTCGACCTGGTATTTGTGGCTGGCGATTCCCGCGCGTACTCGACCACCGCGCGCAGTAGTCCCGATTTCACAATCAACAGCAACCCGTATTCGATGACGGTTGAATCCGGCCCAACCGCAGTAGCGGGCACGGCACCCGCAGAATGCGTGTGGGTAATCAAAAACACGAGCGGCGGCACCGTTACCAGCCTGACACTGAACAACGAAACCACAAGCGAATCCATGACATGGGTCGGTTCGCTTGCCAATGGCAATTGGCTGCGCATCACCACATCGACGGGGCTTGTCGAAAAGTCTACGGACTCCGGCGCGAATTGGACTAGCAGCATGACGCTGTCGGGCGCGTTCATTCTGCCGACCGTGCAGGGCGGCGTTGCGAATACCGTCACGCTGACAGGCTTTTCCGCGGCGACGGTGACGCTGAATTACACGGCGAGGTACTTATAAGTGGCAACCACATTCCGCAATAAAAAGAACCATCCGCTCGGCGTTGGCACGCTCAACACGGCGATAGACGATAACGATCTAAGCATCGTGCTCGACGCCGGACAGGGCGCGTCGTTTCCTTCCGCGACGTTCACGATTTCGATTGACGAAGAGATTATCCTGATTGATTCGCGGTCTACCGACACGCTTACGGTCAACGCCTCCGGGCGCGGGTACGATTCGAGCACGGCGTCTGCGCACGCGGCGGGCGTGGCGATTACCAACAATCAGATCGTGAAGGATTTCACCGATTGCGAAACCGCAATCAACGGTATTGAGAACGGTACCACCACGCTCGCGAAAGTGATTTCTTCTGGCAGTGCGGCAAATTCGCATACCGTCACAGATGCAGGCACTAACACTGTCGTTTCTTTACTTGAGCTTTACCACATGTCCAGCGGGACACCTGCCGCTGGTTTGGGCGCGAAATTAATCCTCGGCGCAGAAGACGCGGCGGGCACTGCCACTGCCGCGATGGAACTGCACGGCTATTTATCTGTCGTCACCAACGGCGCAGAGTACGGCGAAGCTCTTCTGCGCGTCATGTACAACGGTTCGCAAAAAACCGTTGCGAAGTTCACAGGGCTTGCGACGGGCAGCGCTATTTTCTATGACACGCCACTCGTACTCGACACCACGGCTGCGGGCACCGGCGCGTGCTGGTTCATCATGGGGCCAGCTGGAACAAATCGCCATTGGGGGCGGCTGTTCACTGGCAACAATGCGACAACCGGGCGTCGGTGGGATTTTTACGCGAACGATACAGCCGAATCAGGATCGAACGCCGGTACCGATGTGCGGCTTGGCGCTTACGATGATAGCGGCACATGGATTGACGATCCGATTCAAATTGTGCGCGCGGCGGGCGGCGCATTTACAACACCTCGCCCGTTCGTTTCTACGAGCACGATAACCGCGCGCAGCAGTACCGTCGGCGATATTACGATGGGGCTGCAAACCACGAACCTTCAGCTTATCGAGCAGTATTCGACCGATGGGTCGAGCGCGGCATTTATTGGGCTTAAAGGACGAGGCACGAAGTCTAGCCCAAGCGCAGTGCAAAGCGGCGATGGTCTATTTTTTCTCGGCGCACGCAACTATGCAGAACCAAGCACAAACATCGCGGCATATCGATTGATCGCAACAGAAACATACTCTGGTGCAGGGCGCGGTACGGGTTTTTCCGTAGAGACTTGTGTGGCGGGAAGCACTTCGCGCCTTGCGAGAATTGGATCAGATTCCGCTGGCCTCATATATGTGAAACAGGGTGGATCAACTGACCAAGCGAAAGTCGGCGGCGTCGTTTACGTTTCAAATACCACCGTGGGAAATGTTGGCACTGGCGAAGACGATCTAATGTCGGCATCTATATCCGCTGCTACGCTCGAAACAAATACACAATGCCTTTGTTTTGAAGCGCATTTCACAACGGCGGCAAACGCCAACAATAAAACCGTAAAGATCAAATTCGGCGCGACGACGATCTACGACTCCACTGCGGTAGCGGCCAACGATGACCGGCTACACGTTCACGGCGTCATATACCGCACGGGCGCGGCCACGCAAATCGCGCGCGTGACGGCCATCGGAAACAACGGCGGCGCATTCCTGAACGATGTGCAGTTTTCATCGCCGACCGAAACGCTTTCGGGCGCGATTACCTTCAAGGCGACATGTGCGGGAACAAGCGATAACGACGTACAAATGACAGATATGCGCCTTTGGTGGGCACCAAACAACACGTAAGAGGGCAAAGACATGAACGAAAAAACACAAGCATTACTCGCGATGAAAGACATCATTGACCGCATCACGCTCGTCGCCAAAGACGGCGGGCGCGAGAGCGGGCTTACCAGCGGCGACCGCGCGCAGATTATGGCGGCGACACAGGTAGTGGCGAAGGCGATCGACGAAGGCGACGCAAACGCGAAGCTACTCGCGGAACTGAAAGACGAACTCGCGAAGGTGCGCGCGGAATTCGATCAAGTTAAAGCGGGAATCGCCGCGCAATCGTAACCCATGTCCAACCGCGCGCAACATAACCGGCACCAGCACAATCAGGGCAGCGCCGTTACCGTTCTGCCCGATCAACATCCGTTCACCACGTACCGACTGGAAGCGCGCACGGCATCGGGCGGATTGGTTGCGCTGTTGTGGCAATGGAGCAATGCAAAGACGAAAGAGACGGTCAACGCGCACGGCGATCTGTCGTTTGAATATCCCTACACATCCACCGCGTGGGCCTATTTTGCGTATCCGCGCCAAGTGTGGGTGCGCGATGATCGCGGGCAGATAAAAGAGAAGTACCACATCACGCACCGCGCGCGCGCGAAGGGGCTGGACGGCAGCGCGGTTATCGAAGTGACGGGCCGGTCGTTGCTCTATCAGCTTGCGCGCGAGAACGTAGCGAACTTCTACGCGGGCACCGAACAGCAGGTAGTGACACTGCCGAGCGGCGTTACGGCGGGCAACTTCACGCTTACATTTCGGGGCGTCGAGACAAGCAACATTGCCTACAACGCGAGCGCGGGAACCGTGCAAACGGCGCTGGAAGCACTGAGCAACATCGAAGTCGGCGACGTTACCGTATCGGGTAGCGCGGGCGGTCCATACACGCTGACATGGGCGGGGCAATATCTTGAGAAGGATGCCGCGCAAGTTATCTTCGACGGCAGCGGACTGACCGGCGGCGTACAGGGAACCGTTGCAACCACGCGCACCACGAAGACGCTGCGCGAAGTTGTAGACAGCCTGCTGGACCAGCAAGTCAACACGCTTCCGATTCTATTAGGTGCGATTGATACGGCCATCGGCGACAACGTCGTTCAGCTAAAGATCGAAAACAAATCCATCATGGCCGCGCTGCTCGAATTGCGCGATCTCTACGGCGGCTACTTTTGGGTTAATCCGTCGAACCGCAAATTCTACTGGAAACGGCGCCAAGGCCGGAACACCGGACAGTACATCCGCATCGGTAAAAACGGGCAGCACATCGAAGAGATCGAAGACTACAGCGCGATGGCGAACCGCATCACCGCGCTCGGCAAAGGCGAGACAATCGAGAGCACGCTTTCTGTCACGGTGAACGATACAACTTCACAATCATCCTACGGGATTGTTGCGGACACGATTGTTGATAAGTCGATATGGAACACAACCGATCTGACGGCGTTTGCAAACGCGAATCTACAGGCACGCAAAGTGCCGAAGAAAAGCTACCGCATCGGCGTGATTGACCTCGCGCGACTGACTTCTGGTGACTATCAATTTTTTGAACTGGAAGTGGGATCGAAAATCCGCGTCATCGATACGGAATTCGGCCTAACGCTCGACACCACTATTGCGACAATCGAACGCGAGCTCGACACCGGATCGACCGGCGGCGGGCTGGGCGGCGCATCGGGCACGGCAAGCAAAGTGAAAATTGCCGTCACGAATCCCGACGCCGGAACAACGTCATGGGGCGGAAATGAGCCTAGCATTATCCCGGCGGAAGAACGCGCGATAGACGACACGATTGCGGACATCGTTGATCTGTTGCTCGATGAAGTTATGTCGGACACCGGGTTTATCGACACGCTCACAAGCTCATTCCCCGAGGCCGTGCAGAGCGATGCGGGCGCGGCGATACGCGAGGCAATCGGTGAAACCGTAGACCAAGCGATTGCGGCCGGGACCATCAATGTGCCGGAAGCAGGTACCGGAATACTTACCGTCGCGCAAGCAAACGCAGATGGATCGTCGGCTGATTTTGCGTCGGTTGATCATGTGCATAAAGGCAACTGCTTTACGGCGTCGGACTTTGCAAGCCTACCGAGCGAAGCGGTTGCATCTATCGGCGTCACTACCGGCAGCTTGAAATACGCATACGTGCGAATCGACGGATCGACATGGCTGCGCTTGTCACATATTTAGGAATCATCGCAATGGCATGGTACAACCCCGGCGGCGGGGCAGGCGTATGGGATGCGGCGAAAGTCGATACCGACTTGCGCAACATTCTCGCGCAACTGTGCCATGCGACTAACGAGCGGGAACTGTACCGGTCCGGCGCGCGCGTCGCCATTACGAGCATCACTCGATCCAGCAGCACGGCAACCGTGACGACAACGGCGAGCCATTCGCTCACGACCGGCCACTACGTTTTCATCATCGGCGCGGAGCAATCGGAATACAACGGTATCTACCAAGTGACGGTGACGGGCGCGAGCACGTTTACCTATACCGTTACTGGAACGCCTGCGACGCCTGCGACGGGCACGATCAAGTACGTCAAACAATCGTCGGTCACTTCCTTCACGTATGACGATGAATTTAATACGAAGCCATTCCCTACAGAGGCAGACTTCGACGGGTTGCCGCTACACCAAATCACGCAGCACGAACGCCGCGGCTACGGCGCGCTGACGTTCACGAGCCTGACAAACTTCGCGACGGTTGCCACGCTCACGGTGTCGAGCACGGCGGGCATCTCTACGGGCGATTATGTAGAGGTATCCGGCGCAGACCAAGCGGAATATAACGGCGTGCAGCAAGTCACCGTCACGGGCGGCACGACGCTAACGTATGTGGTTTCCGGCGCGCCTGCTAGCCCTGCGACAGGCACTATCGTTGCCAAGCATCATGGGCGCGTGACGCAATCGGCGGGAACCGCTACGGTGCGGCTAATCGGGCATGGGCTGCACACGGGGCACTATGCGGAACTGAGCGGATGCACGCCCAGCGATTACAACGGCGTAAAGCAAGTGACGGTACCGTCGCACGCGGTGACGAGCATCACGCGATCCAGCAGCACAGCGACGGTCAACACGAACTCCGCGCACGGACTCAAGACAAACGACATCGTAGCGATTACTGGGGCCACGCAGACCGAGTACAACGTGACGGCGGCGGTCGTGACGGTAACAGGCAACACGACATTTACCTACACGGTGACAGGCACGCCTGCGACGCCCGCGACGGGATCGCCGGTGATTTGGGATCAGTCGCACTTCACGTTTGCGATTGACTCAGGTGTCGCGGCGATTGCAACCGGCGACATTAAAGTGAAGACGCCCGCGCATATGATCTATCGCGGTACGTATTCGGGCGGCACGGCGCGAATGTATTGCAAAGAACACGGCTTTACCGTCGGCCAATGGGTAGAAGTGGTCAACGAAGATTCGAGCCACACGTCTTGGCGCTTTTGGGGGCCGGTGACGGCAATCAGCACGGACGAATATTTCGAGATCGCGGCGACGGGCGTAGCGACCACGGACATCGGACACGGGCAGAACGACACCGACAATGCCTTTTGGGCGAACCGCGTGATTGGCATTCGCAAACCGATGCAGGAATTGCAAACGGCTATTGCGGGATTACTGACTGCGGACACAGACCCCGGCGACATTCGTTTCGTCGAAGACTCGTCGCCCTACGAAACGAACTACACGCTCGCCAATTTGCTTGGCGCTGGCAGCTTTGGATCGTCGTGGTTGTCGCTTATGGGGCGGTCTGTGGAAACCGTGAGCGATCCGCTGATGCAGATGCAGGACGCGCTTGACTTGTTGGTGGTGATGACGGTCGTCGGTGAATGCACAATCTCGTCGGTGGAAAAACAGTATTCGATTGATCGCGATACATATAATCCAATTACGATCGCCGATGACGGTGGCGATATAGACGTTTCATTTGCGGGGCACCCTCACCTGCTGTCTAGCGGCGACGATGTGTATGTGGACATCGGCAATCCTTCCGCAATAAGCCCGATTCCCGGCGGCGGCCGATTCAGATCGGTCATTACCGTTGATTCCACAACGCAATACCAAATAGCAGACTCTGGATCATTTGTTCCTGGCGGCGCGGCAACGTCCGAGAATTATGCGTTGCCGTTCGCCACAATTGAGGCTATATGGGATCGCTTGGTTGGTGATGCGTCGATACCGTCAGACACGTCTAGTACCGGAAATCTATCGAAGCGCCGCGCTATAAAAAAATTCACTGCACACATATCGAGCGGCGGTTTACACACGTACTACCACACCTACGCGATGACGTTGAAATATACCGCATCGGCCACATTTACAATCACGCCAACTCTAGGCGATTTAGTCAGCGGGCTTGTGTTGCTTTATGCAGATCACGATGGCGATGTTTCGCAGGATTCATATGATGTGACAGACGACGACGGAAGCACGTACACGTTAGATCAAACCCACGGCACGACGGCCAATCTAATTAGCGAAAGCAAATCATCGGACTTTTTTGAAACCACGTCGAAAGTGGTTGTATTTACATCGGCCACGCCGGGGACATGCCCACTGCCAACGCTCGCGGATGGCAGTCTTACTGCTGACGGCGAAGACACGCAACGGCGCTTGTATCCGTCTGGCACAGCATGGAAGCTAACCCGCGAACTCGTACCCGGCACGCACTTAACCTACGGATAGGAAAGGGAACCCGATGTCCGAGCGCATGGCAAATTTCCTCAACTCCAAGATAGTGGATTTACTGGTGAAGGTATCAGTGCCGATGCTTCTCGGCATGTCGGGCTATTTCTTTTCATTCATTCTCGATACCACAAGCCGGATCGCCGTTATAGAGAATAGCCGGTTCACGGCGACAGATGGACGAGCATTACAAGATAGGGTTGCTGTTCACGATTCGCAATTGATGCTACTCGATGCGAACCAGAAGCGTGTTATATCCGTGCTCGACAAGGTAACGGACAACCAAACGATCATGTTGCAAGCGCAGTCACGCATCGAAGCGAATATTTCAGAATTGAAGGAAAGATAACATGCGTGACGGTTCACTCGACTACTACAAGCGGCTATACGAAACCGTTGAAATCATCCCGACGAAACTTGACCAGGTGCGGCGGGAAACGGATCGCATTCTATTGGGGCGCAAAAAATACGAGGTAGTGCAAGCGCGTACCGGCGTGCCGTGGGCTTTCCCGGCGTGCATCCACGAACTCGAATGTGACTGTAATTTCCAACGGCAAATACTCAACGGCGAAAAGATAGATCGCGTGACGCGACTTGTGCCAAAGGGACTTGGCCCGTGGCGCGATTGGGAATCCAGCGCAGTGGATGCCCTACAAAAGAAACGCGCGGACGATCCAACGTGGAAGCCGCTGGATGAATTATCCGATTGGACGGTACAGCAATGTTTGTTGCAGTGGGAACGCTGGAACGGCGGCGGATATCGCAGGCGCGGACTCAACTCGCCGTACCTCTGGGCGGGCTGCAATCACGGCGTGGGTGTCGGGTATTACACGAGCGACGGGAAATATTCGCCTACAGCGGAATCGAAACAGATCGGCGCGGGCGTTTTGCTGTGGTATTTGAAGCATCGGTTTAGCGAGTAATTTAACCGGCGCGGCTGCACCGTCGCGCCAAAGGAGATGATAGACATGAAGTACAGCATATGGATCACGCTCTTGAAGTTTGCGCTCGGCGCGATTGGCGGGACGATTTACGCCCCGCTCGTGCAATGGTTGCTGGATGGCATTCAAAACAATAACTGGGTGATGAATCCTGACGCGCAGGCGTTGACCATCACGCTTGTTTCCGCCGCCGCCGCCGGACTCTACGCAGCGGGTAAGAATTGGTGGAACAACTACCTTGTGCCGCGAATGGATCGCATTAAGTTTATGAAGATGCTCGCCATTGGCGGCGCGTGCGGGTTGATGATTGGCACGCAGGGCTGCATGACGGCGGGCACTGGCACGCCGTTGGCATTCGGCAAGCCCGCGAAAATGAGCACGGAAATCAAAACACAGATGCCACCGGAAGTTGATCCCGTAACCGGCGCGCTTATCCCCGGCGAATCGTACTACGCAAAGATTGAAAAGGAACTGCCCGCGGGTACCGACTTGGAAGGGCAGGACAATCTGCACTTTGGCATCGGCGCTACTGGCGATTGGGACATCACACTTGGACAGGCGGCGGGTTATTCGTCGCAGGGGCAAGCGCAAGGCTTGCTGGAATTTTCCAAGGTGAACGCGCAACTACAACGCGATCAGCAGGCGCAAGCGTGGGGCAGCATTATGCCGTTCCTGTCGCTAGTAGCGCCCGAGGCGGCGGCTTTGATTGGCAAGAAGATGGACCTCGGCGCGGTAGATGACGCGCGCGACGACGCGAACAGCGCTGCCAAATTCGAGCAGGCGATCAAGTTGATGGAAAACATTAGCAAGCGATTGTCGCGCGTTGAGGCCGCACAGAAACCCGCCGAGCCGCCCGCGGACTCGCCCGGCGTTGACTTGCCGGAAGTGGGGACGAACTAATGGACAAGCCACGCGCAACGATAAGTGGGAATCCTCCAGCAGAAGATTGTTGGGACAAAGGCGCTCCGCAACCTATTGATCCGGCTACCGGACAACACAGAGATTATTGGGTATTGCCGGAGGAAGAACGCGCGAAGGGTTTCGTTCGGCCTGTTCGGAATTCCTATGTACACAAAACCTGTGGCACGGAAACCCGAATGGGGCAGGCAATCTCCGAAACATACGCGCGCGACCCTAAGTACTACGGCGCGACATTCTGCTGTCATTGCGGAAAACACCTTCCTGTGAGTGAATTTACTTGGTTGCCTGACGGCAGCCCGGTTGGGAGTTAGCATTATGACCCGCAAGCTACTCGCCCTACTCCTATGCGCCGCACTGTTTCCCGCCGCGCAGTACTCAATCAAATTAAACCCCGGCGATAGCGTGCTGGTCGAGGCCGTGACGGTGACGGCTCCGCCCGTGACGCCGCCTGTGGTGCCGCCAGTGACGCCTGCGGCAAAGACGCCGATGGGTGTGAACCTCCCCGGCATGGACGATTGGAACGGCGGGGCGCGCGCCAAGTTGTTTGTGGACGTGATGAAAACGGCGCGGCTGATTAACACGAACCGCTGGCGCGTGCTCACGACTTCGAATAATCAAGCGCAGGAATTGAACTGGTCCACGTCCGGAAGTCGACAGCCGAAGATCCAAGGGACGTATGCACTATCATGGACAGGATCCGCAACCGTCACGGCGTCCGGAGCGGCAATAAAGAACCTCACAGCGAATACGGCCGACGTCGTTGTGACGTCTGACGCCGTCGACGTGGATCTACAGTTCTCGGCCCCGGCTTCGAATATTGTGATGTTGCGCCCCGGGTATGCTCGAGGAACCACACAGACCGTCACGAACGAATTCAAGGAATACGCCAAGCCGTTCAAGTGGATCCGCGTGATGGACGCCTGCGGTACCAACATTCCGGATGCTGCAGATTGGGCCGAGCGCCAGAAAACAATCGGCGCCGACGGCAAAATGACTTGGGCGGAGCGGCCGGCCGACAACGTGCAGACCTACAACCGCCCGTACGGCCTGAGCTTCGAAGCCGTTATTCGAATCGCCAACGAGTGCAAACTGAATGTATGGTATCCGTTACCTTATGGGTTCACGGATGACTTTTGCAGTGGCGCTGCAGTCTATTCGAAAGCGAATCTGGATCCGTCGCTGATTCTCGCGCTCGAGCCCTTTAACGAGCCCTGGAACTATGCGTACGGCTTCTATCAGTCTGGATTGAACCGGGCAGACGCCGTTGCGTACGCTGCAGCGGGAACCGCCCCGAAGCTGGCAAACCCCGCCGACAATGACTACTACTACGCGCAGCGGTACGCCATGAAGCGGTTGATCGACGCCTCGAGCATATTCCGGAGTGCGTACGGCGCCGACTTCGAAAAGCGGATCCGCGTGGTATTCGCCAGCCAATTCGCCAACCCGTCATTTATTGCGGACGCCCTCAACTGGGCGCTGCGCAGCTACCCGAACCCGCCGAATTACTACATCACGGGCATCGCGTGCGCGCCGTACATCGGAGCCAGCACGGGCACGGTCGATCAACTTGTATCGACGTTGAACGCAGACATCGCTACCCGGCAGGCGAATGATTCCAAGCTCATGTGGTGGCGCGCGATGGCCGACCAGAACCAAATGAAACTCTACATGTACGAGTCGGGCGTTGACGTTGGGCAAGGAACGACGAATATCACGAACCGGATCGCGCTCGCGTATGACGCGCGCATGGAAGGCGTGACGAAAAGCTATCTGGAATCCTGCTACCTGGACGCCGGGAGTGAGTCGCTTATGTGGTTTAACGCCATCTGTACGCGCGACAAGTGGGGTATTTGGGGGTTGACCGACGACGCCGCAGACCTCGCGCAACCGATGTATAAGGGCGCGAAAGCGTTCACCGCAACCGCGCCGGCCGCGAGCGGCCTAACCGCCACGTTCTACAAAGATTCAAACTTCACGACGGCGCTCGGCACGATAACGATTCCCGTGTTCAATCACCGCTGGCAGGCATGGGCCACGGGCGGTATATGGGGACGTAAGGACATGACGAGCACGCAAGCCGCGGACGGTTCAATCCGCGTCACAGGCCGCTACCTGGGCGCTGGCACGCTGACCGTCGAGAAGGAAGCGAATGACGTGGCCACGCTAACCATGAAGCCGGATGGCACATTCCAGTGTGACTATAAAGCCATCTTCGGCGGCAACGGCATTGCGTGGGTGCGCCTTATGGCGAATGGCAAACCCGTGCGCGCGGGGATGTTTTCGGTGAATTAAGCGCCCATTAGGTATCGGACACCGAACAATAACAAATAGGCAACCGCAACGAACGGCGTTAAAAAGAGAATGATGCTAAGGAAAATAACCAAGCATTCCCAAAGCCCGACTGTGGCTTCTTTAATCGACTCGAGCATAAAAGTTTCTCCATCTTAGCGCCTCACCCCTCCACGGGCGCTATCTACGGGGCCGTCCGGTTGCCCTCCGGGCGGCTCCGGCTATTTGTCGTGAAGCGGAATGGTGCGCTCTATGTTGATAGTGAATGAATTGCCGTCGGCACGCGCGATTTGAAATGTTCCTTCGGCCTTTTCGCCAATGGTGATTCTTTCTGCGCCGAGGTTCAACAGGGTTGCGCCGGGGAATTCCATAAGCTCGCCTGTCGATAGCCCGTGGTTTACGATCTTGGTATGCATAGAATCCTCCAGTGCCAGCGCTAAACTATTTCGCAGGTCGCGCCATCAGTCTCGACGCTGCAAACCCTGTATGTGCCGTTCTGCATAAAATTAGCACCAGCAATAGTGACAAGCATGCCCGGTGCAAAATCATAGGCATGAACTATTTTTACCTTGTGGACATGATCTTCTATGGCGTATTGATGCTGGTAAATATCCGCGCGAAGTTGACGGTGACGGGCAGGCGTTCGAGGTGCAGGGTTTGAGACAGTATAAACAGGGTGGCGAGTAGCATCGCATTGCTCCTTGGTTAGACCAAGAGTATAGCACACCGTTGTTTTTTTATTTCGGCGTGGAACAATGTTCCAC